GCAGGTCTTCGTGAGTCTGGTGCTCAAGAACGTCTCGGCATTGCGGCATCCGGCGTTGAACAACGTCGTGGGATTGCCGCCTCGGGTGTTGAACAACGGGCAGGTATCCGTACAACCGGAACAGAAACTCGATTGACCGAACAAGAGCGTGGCCGTCAACAGCGAGCTGGGATCGCCGCTTCAGGTGTCGAGCAGCGGGCAGGTATCCGTACGACGGGTGCTGAAACTCGTCTTACTGAGGCTGAGCGAGGCCGCCAACAGCGTGCAGGAATTGCAGCTTCAGGTGTCGAACAGCGTGCTGGAATCCGAGAGACCGGAGGACAAGAACGTCTCGGGATCGCTGCTTCAGGTGTTGAGCAACGAGCAGGTATTCGGACGACAGGAGCCGAAACCCGATTAACCGAAGCTGAGCGTGGTCGTCAGCAAAGGTTAGGCATCGCCGCCTCCGGTGTCGAGCAACGTGCAGGGATCCGTGCCTCTGGCGTCGAGCAGCGATTAGGAATTGCCGCCACAACAGCACAGCAGTTAGCGACTCAAGGGCAGCTGTTGGCGGGCCAAGAACGTCAGATTGGTCTTCGCGGCCAAGAAGAACGTCGCACCGTCGCGGCCTCTGGACAGGAGCAACGTGCAGGGATCCGCACAACTGGTGCTGAGCAACGGATGACTGCGTTGCAACAAGAGATGTTCCGGCGCTATAAAGAGAACAGGGACTTCGAACAGGCGCAAAGCCAATATCGGGCATGATTGATTGGATTCACGAACTGACTGAAAAAGACCGTGAATCCTTTCTAGCTTTCTGCAAACGAGCAGTAAGTCCAATTCAGATTTACCTTTACGCCCGCTTCCTTGGGTTCTACGGATCAATCGTCGAATGTGATGAGTGGTCTCAGGAGAACTTCAAGAAGCGGGATTTTGGTGGTGTGCTTGAAGCTGAGATCGACGCCATGACGATGGACATTTCGAAGCTGCGGGATGGTATCGACATGGGGATGATCAAGCAGGACATGGGCGCCTCACGCATCGCGATGATGCAAAAGGAACTGCGGGGCACGATCAAGCAGTTGAACGATGAGCGAATCTTGCTTGATAAGCAGGGCTTGATTCTTGCTGGTGCTGACCGTGCTATTCGAGAGATGTTAACGATCTTCCGTGACGATCCGATCGAAGGCCCATTGCAAGAGGCCTCGATGGGTGTCTGGACAAAGATCTTCCAAGAGGAGTCTTAGTAGACTGTAAAAAACTCTGTAGATAGATGCTGGTCGATCCGTATCACGATAGATATTTTAAAGACGGAAAAGTAGTTGGTGTTCGCTACGACGGTCCTGTCGGGAGTCAGCGGAGAAGTGAGTACGATCTTGGTCTTGGTATTCTTACGCCGCCTGGTTCTACAGAGCAGGGCAAAATTGATATCTTGACCCCTCCAGGCTCTACAGAGAAGGGTCAGATCGAACCTATTACCCCGCCCAGTTCTTCACTTGGTGGATTTGAAAGGGCACTCGAAAACATTTTTCTTCAACGCTTCTTACAAGAAAGACTTAAGTGATTTATGACGCTATGCTTTGAGCATGGCAGGAACAAGTATTCATAGCGTATATCGAAGGACTGCACGTGCTGCAGCGCAGCAACGCATCGTTAAGAAGACTTCTAATATTGATGTCGAACGTGCACGAAAAGACTTCGCATATTTCTGTGATGTTGTAGGTGATAAACCACCTGCTGAGCATCACAAAGAATGGCACAAATATCTCTGCACGGGAGAGGATAGTGAGTGTCTAATTGGTATTGGTGGACCCAACATCGATATCTTGGCCCCACGGGGTAGCGCTAAGTCCACGATCCTCGGTTTGTACACAGCGTGGGCTGTTGGTACTCATGCCCTGGCGCGGAAACCTTTGAAAATCCTCTACATCTCCTACACGGTGGATGTGGCGCGACCTAAGAGTGCAGCCATCAAGAGGATCATCGAGGAGAGTAAGGCCTATAAGGAGATCTTCCCCACCGTAAAGATTGCAAAAGGAATCAACTCAAACGAGTATTGGAGTATTGATTGGAAGTTCGCCGGGATCCGAACAGCAGGTGAAGAAGAGTTCACAGTGTGTTGCGCAGGTCTCAAGGGTGCGGTGACCTCCAAGCGTTCACACCTTTGCATCATTGATGACGCGATCAAGAGTGCGGACGACATCAAGAACCGGGACATCCGGCAAGCCATGGAGGACAACTGGAATTCAGTTATCGTCCCGACGATGTTCGAAGGTGGCCGGGCGATTTGTCTTGGCACCCGCTTCCGTCATGACGATATTCATAACTCCACATTCATCCCAGCCAACAACTGGGTGCAGATCGTCCAGTCTGCAATCTCAGTCGATGACAACGGAGATGAACAGTCCTATTGGCCTGACATGTGGTCACTCGATTATCTGAAGGATCGTCGTCGACAGGCACCAATCGCTTTCTCCTTTCAGTACCAAAATCAAGTCGTCCAAACGAGCGAGCTATCGCTCTCTCCTGATCTCATCATCAAAGGCACCATCGAAACCCAGTTCGATTGTTTAGGAATCGGCGTTGACCTTTCTGCAGGTGTTCGAGAACGCAACGACTATACGGTCTTCGTGATGGGAGGGAGAGTGGGAGGGAAGATACACATTATCGACTGCAAACGTTTACGCATTATGGGTAACTTAGAAAAATTAGAAGCCATGATGGAGATGATGGAGGAATGGGGTATCGTCCATAAAGAAAAGAATCAATATTTTCCTACTGGCACCAACATCGAAGTTTGGTCAGAAGCTGTGGCATACCAGGCCTCGCTGGAAGCTGACTTCAAACGAATCTGTCTTGGTGAGCATGGTCTCTACAACGTGAACTGGCATGCGGTCAAAGGTTTCAGGGGTGATAAGGTTGCACGCTTCCGTGGGATCATGGGCCTATTCGAGCAGCACAAGATCATCTTTAATAAATACAGAAAGTTCCAGGCACTCAAAGATGAGATTGTGAACTTTGGAGTCTCGTCTCATGACGACTGTGTGGACGCCCTCGTCTGGTTGTGCAATGGACTAATGACAAGGGGAAAACTAGAGTTAGAGTATTGACGATTTAAACTATAGTTATTCAACGCGATGTCTCCCAGCTATTTTGAAGTAGAACTTGAGCAAGATGCTTATGGTTCTGCCATCCTGCCTTTGCCGGATGAGCTTTGTCACGACATGGCCCTACAACCAAACGAACGTTTTGATGTAGAGGTTGAAGACGGGACAATTATTTTCAAAAGACTTGAAGCTGGTTACGATATTGATCAGTAGACCTTTTTAACAGAATGGGCGATAGTGCTAAATCTCAACTTGACTCTATCCTCAAATCGGTAGTTTCACGCGATAGTACAGGCCCTGCGGACACCATGTTGGTGAGCGCACACCTTTCCCAAATGAAGATGTTTGGGATCAGGCAGGGCGTTGAGTTCTATCCGATGCAGGATAACTTCGGCACGCAGCGCTACGATTTTATTCAGCAGGTCATCAAATTTAATCGTCTTGATGCAAGGCTCGACTCTATCTGGGATCGTTTCCTGGCTTACGGTAAGGGACTGTTCTATATCCGACCAACTGAGAAAACTTATCGTATTTATTGGTTCGACCGGGATTCTTATCGCACTTACTACTCTCCCGAAGGTGACTTAGAAGAAGTCATCATTATCTATCCTTATAAAGTCAAGACGTCAAAAGGTTTCAGTGGCGTCGGTCTGAACACAAACAAGCGGTATATGCGTCTTCGTATTACTGCTGAAGAGATCGAGGAATACCATAGCGAACAAGAGATCTCGTTTGATAACGAGGCAATGGACTTCCCCTTCACTGATAAGAAGGTGGTTAAGAACAGCATGGAGTTCATTCCATGTGTCGAGGTCCTGAATAACCCCGACGCCTTCGGGACTGAGGGCGCTGGTGAATTTGACATGATGGCCAACCAGATCATCGCTCACGATGAGATGGTGAAGAACATCAGGGCAAACCTTTCTTTCTTTGGTAACCCGACTTTACTGTCATCTCGACCCAAGCAGGATATTGTCGAGCATGATGCCTCTGACCCAGCACAGCGTCCCAGTATCTCGAGTCAGTCCGGGTTCCAATCAGAGTTCTTCCTTTCGAGCTCGACCTTCAAGCAGGACAACGTAACTCGCGAGTCTCCTGGCTACAACGGAAAGCCTGGTTCAGGCATGAGAGTTCCGCGTGTTATCGCCAACCTCGAGCCCACTGACCGGGTTGGTTTCATTACTCCGAACGCAGTCAGTACAGACCAAGCTCGATTTGCAGAGCAGCTTCGTAGTGAGATCCGCTTAGCTCTTGGTGGTATTGACGACCTCAGTATTACCAATGTCACCGCTACTGAGTACAAGTCTGCTTATGGTCGCGTTAGTGCCACAGCTAAGAAGAAGTGCTTACAGCTGTACACCTATGGCATCAACCGCTGCCTCGAGCTGATTATCTTCCAAGAAGAACAGATTTTCCGTAAGTCCATGGCTTACGAGAGCGGGATTAAATATCCCGTTTTACCTGAAGAACCTGACGAAAAAGCCCTCGAAAAATACGAACGAGCAAAAGCCCGTTACGAGAAAAAACTACAAGCCGCAATTGATGCTGCAATTGAAAATCAAGAGCTCCCTCCAGGGGTTCTTGGTTTAGCGCCGGACGGTGATAGAACTGTTATGTGGCGCTGGCTTGGGCCTGTGTATGAAGATACAACACAGGATAAACTCAACCAGTCTATTTTCACCAGAAACTTGCAAGAGTTAGGTGTTGATAGCATTGAAGCACTGAAGTATCTATTCCCTTCTAAAACGGATGACGAGATCGCGGGCATGCTCTCCGGTTTCCCATTCCGTGTGGTAGGGGAAGTACAGAGGGCTTACTCCGCATTCATTGATCTAATCAATCAAGAGATGCGGACACCACATCCGCAGCAACCAAATCTTCCGATGGCTGCGGATCCGAGATTAGATCTCACCCCCTTCCTTTATCGCACACTCGAAAGCCTACAAAAAGAGGTAACTTATGCAGGCCGATACCGCAATGCCGACCCAATCGGCACCCCAAGTATCCCCGACCCAACCGACCAGCTACGCGGCTCCGGTAGCGCAGACGGCGGCGCAGGCTCCGGCGGTTTCAACCAACAACCAATGGGTGGCGCCATACCAGCAGGTGACGGCCCCAGCCCCGCAAATGCCGGCCCAGATGGCAGCCCAGATGCCGGTCTCAACCCCTATTCAGTCCGCGCCCCAGGCGTACCAGGGGACCCCACAAGCGGAGAACCCTTACCGGGAGGCATTCAACAAGGTGGTCGGGCTCCTGAGTTCGCCCGTCCAATTCCCAACCCTGGGTCAACAATCGACTCAGACCCCAGCAATCGACCCGGCCAGCTACGGTTCCCAACAGGCTCCCCAATTCAGCAGCCTGGGGATGCAGACCTCTTCGCCTTCGATCAACAACAACCAGGCATTCTCCAGCAACTCTTCCCTAACTTCGCTGGAAATTACGCCGGACCAGCTCCGAGCCAACGGAGTAAGCGAAGCAAGTCTTGAGATCATTGACCACTTCGGTCCTGATGTTCCCAAGGTTCTTAACGATTATGCCTGCAACGTTGAGGATGCCCTCATCCAGACCAACCAGCAGCTGATCCAAGCCTGTGAACTGCTTCAGGAGCTCTCCAATGAGCACAAGGCTTATGAAGCCATCCTGACTGATCCCGACATCCTCGCCGACTACACCTGTGAGTTCTTTGGCGAGAACGGCCCTCATCCCATCCCCGATGAAGCCGCCCCTGTCATGCCTCAGGGTGCTCAGCAAGTGGGTCAGCAGTATCAGCAACAAGCTGCTCCTGCCCGTCCCCAAATGCCCGTTCCTCCCCAGCCTCAAGCTGCTGCTAACGCTGGCGACTTCTGGAACAGCTTCGGCAACCTGGCCGATCGTGACCCCTCCAACGCCTGGCGTTATCTGAATTCTGCTCAGCAGAATCCTGAGGTGTTCCGCAACAAGCTCCTTGTGATGGAGTGATCTCTAGACTTCACTAAGTCTAAAATAGGGGGTAGGAAACTGCCCCCAATTTTTTATCAAGTTATGGCTAAAAAGAAGGCAGGAGCGAGAGAAAAGGCTGATCAATTTCTGGAGGCGATCGGTACTGCTGGTGGCCCGATTGGTGCTCCCGGTCTTGTTCAGTTTGGCGCTGGCGACACTGCACGTCAGGTCATGGCTGGCAACACCGATGAGTATGCACCTATCCGAATGCAGGATATGCAAACGCAGGTTGGTAACCCGAATGCTCCACAGCCCCGGATGCCACGTGATTTGGATAACTCTTATCTCAAGCTCAACCTCCCTGGTTCTCCCCTTCCTAGGAATGGCCTGCTGGTTCCTGGAATGTTGAGCTCTGCTGAGATGGTGCAAAACCAAATTGGTGCTGAGCAGCAATATCAACTGATGCAGATGATGCCTCCTACGGGTCAACTACCTCTTGGTTACCCTCCTATGCCTATTCAGAAAGGTAAGAAATGATGGACTCCAGTAAAGCTAAAAAAGCAGTCGATAAAGCCATGATGGCAAAGGCAGTTTTGGCTGCTGCAGCGCAGCAAGCCGCTGCTGAGGGTCCTATCAACCCTGAGATCCAGGCGATGAGCCCAGCTCTCCAGCCTATGGATGGCTATGTAAATCCAATGGCTCGTATGGGCACAGTACCTCCTACGCAGTACTCCCCAGGCAACATGCTGGGCGGGAATCCCATGACGCAGTTTGTTAATCCGGAGGCGGTGTAATGGGCGGTAAACCTGGCGTACCTGTAGGTGGCGATGATCCTCGCGGCGGAGTTCATGTTGACCCGGTCAGACCTCCCAGACCCGAACGTCCTCGAATGGCTGGTGTAGGGGCGCTTCCCCCCTCACCTTCTTCACCTACACCAGTGCCGCCTAATCGAGACACTCCGGTAGATCTTCCACGAGTAGGACCTGAGCGTGAACGTGCAGCAATGAATTATGACCAAACACGTGCTCAGGTTGCACGCGAACGTGCAGAATTTTTGAGGAATTACAAAAAGCCTGAATCCCCTAAAAAAGACTGTCCCCCCGGTTGTTCACCTACCTGATAGAAAAATGGGCGCAATCAAAAAAATGGATAAAGCAGGCGTCGATATTATCGGTGCTACCAAACCACCAGCACCACGGATGGCAGGATCTATTAGACCTGTACC